TGTTTACGGAATTGCAAAATCTTTTGCTGAACAAGTCGGTAAAGGTGCAGTTGAAGTGAAACATGAATCTCAAGAAGAAACTAAAAAGTCTTTAAACTTATAGTATCCTAGGTAATGGGCATCAAAGCGAGAGTGGAGATGCCCATTTTAATTTATGAATAATGAGATTAATAAAAGTCCTGTTACGTATGAAGATTGGCTTGACCTTAGATACGTAATAATACCCACTGATCAAAAGAAAGCCAGGGTCAGTTGGAAAAAAGATGATTTTAGTCTAACGAAAGAAGAATGGAAAAACAATCACTCGAAAGCACAGATAGCATTAAGATTAGATAGTCATATTGATTTAGATATAGACAATCCTGTAGTTAGAAGATTCATAACACATTATTTAAAAGATTGTGGAGCAATTTATGGTAGAAGAAATAATCCTAACAGTCATTATCTTTGGACAGGTTCTTGTAATTTTATACAATATATATTACCAAAAAGTTTTGAAAAAAACTTTAAAAAGTTTCCACATGGGGCAACTCTTTGTGAGTTAAGAAGTGGTAAAGAAAGATATTCTATAATTCCAGAGTCACCTTATGATGACAATGGAGAAACAGTAGAGTGGTCACATTATAATAGTATTCATGAATACAGTGGTAATATAGTAGTTGATGTTAGTAAAATTGCTCTGTCAACTGCTCTTACAATTATTTACCCTTCTACAGGTTCTAGAGACATTTATTGTACAGCCATAGCTGGAATTTTAATTAAAAACACAGATTGGACAACTGAAGAAATAGATAGTTTTGTTTACAACATTGCTATTGAAGCAAACGATACTGAAGCAGACGAACGTAATCAAAAAGGTACAACTGGAAAAAAAGCAGACAAGCTTTATGGCATTCCAAAACTAGCAGAAGTTTTAAATGTAGATCAAAAAGATATAGTAAAATTATTTAACTGGATTGGTGTTAAAAATAACAGCGAAGAAATACAAGAGCACATAGGCGATATAGTTGAATATGGTAGTGATAGATATTTTGTAAAAATTTACTCATTAGAAGATGGTAAGAAAATAGAAAAAGACATAACTGTAGAAGGACCTCATTTAATGAAAAAGAAAATTTTTTATGATGAAGTAATGAAACAAGCAGCTGTTTTTCTACCTTTTATGAAAGAAATGGATTTTGATAAAATGATGATAGCAAAATTTCAAGCAAGAACTAAAGCACTAGATTATGATCCTGAGTCTAGTGAAGATGTAAGATTTATAGGATGGTTTGAATCTTTTATTGATAAATTTAAAGCTTACACAGATAAAAAAGAATTAGCAGATTTTAATATGCCATATTTTAATATGAAAAATAGTAGTTTAGAATTTAACTTAAATAAATTTGACGAATTTTTAGCTGAAAAAAGAGTAACTTTAGCAAGAGTAGATCTTGTTTTAAAATGCAAACGTGTTTTAAGAGCTAAAAGATATAGAGGTAAATATAAAGAACAGTCTTGCCCTTCTTATAAAATAGATAACTATAATATAAACAAGGATCATTTGATCATAGAAGGAGAAGCTCAAGAAATAGAAGAAAGGACACTAACACATGAAAACGCCTAAATTTGTATCTGGTCCTCCAGGTACAGGAAAAACTCACATATTTTTAGTAGAAAAATACAAAGAGTTACTAAAAAACTACGACCCGGAAAAAATAATAATGTTGTCACACACAAAGGTAGCTGCAGAGGAATTAAGAGATGCAATATTAAAACTGCCAGAGATGATAGAAAGAGGTCTAAGAAAGAAATTTTTTAAATATAAAATATGCACCATACATGCTTTTTGTAGAAGCAAATTATTAAAAAAAGAATTAATAAGTTATGCAGATTATCTTAATTTGTGTGCAGAAAACAGTGCTTTTAAAGCACAAAGAACAACTCCATCTGAATTTAATAATAGTAAACATAAGTTTTTTAAATTTCTCAATGATGCTTTTGGACAAGGAAAAACAATTAAAGAACATTGGAATTCTTTAAGAGAAACTAGTTCTATTTATCATCCCTATAATAATTTTAGAATGATTAGTGAAATGAAAGAAGTATATGACAACTATAAACAAGTTAATCAAATGTGTGATTATGATGACATGATAAGAGATTTTATAAATAACGCAGTTGATCCTGATATAGATGTTTTAATAGTTGACGAAGCTCAAGATAGTAATGTACCACAACTAGAAGCTTTAAAAAAAATGTCTACAAATGTAAAAGAATATTACATGGTAGGGGATGCTGATCAAACAATTTTTGAATTTTCAGGGGCTAATGCAGATTATTTTCATAAACTTTCTAAAGATGCACAACAATTGGAGCAAGGTTTTAGATGTGGTGAAACAATAAATAATTTATGTAAGAAAATAATTCAACCAGTATGGGATCATTATGAGTACGAAAGAATTTGGAAACCTGCAAAAGATGTTATTGGAAATCATTATTATTTACCAAGTCTTACCACAGATTGTTCAGCTATGGAAACGTTACTGAATAAAATAAAAAACACAAAAGAAACTTTCTTATTTACTTACAGAGGTACACCTTCTGGAAAATGGGCAAGAAATTTTTTACACTATCATGGGGTAGAGTTTTGTCACGTAGGCAGTGAGCCTTATGTTTCTAAAAAAGAAATAAGATGTCATAAAAATTGGCCGGAGTTTGTAAAAGGAAAAGAAATGTCTTTAAAACAAATAAAAGAATTTTGGACATACATGGGCCAACAAGTTATTGTAAGAGGTAAAGGAGAATCAACTTTTGAAGATTGGATAAACGAAGATTATTCTATTCATCAATTAATAGAAAAAAAATATTTACGTGCAGAAAGTCTTGATTTTACTGACTTTTATCACACAAGAATTAAATCAAAAACAGATTTAGAAAAAATTAAATATATAAATAATTTAATTAGAGAAGGTGTTGATACCGAAGGAGAGACAAGAGTCTATTATGGAAACATACATAAAGTTAAAGGACAGACTTATGATAACGTAATAGTCGATGAAACTTGCACTAGAAGAGAAGATTATTTTACTCAACTACGTTTAAAATATGTAGCATACAGCAGAGGTAGAATAGATTGTTGGACTGTAGCCTCACAAGATAGATTTATGTTAGGAAGAAAATATGACAGATAAAAGTATATTTAAAGGTGCGCAGTATGATTGTTTAGAAGAACAAGTTGGAGGAAAACATTATAAAAATTTTAAAATCCAACCTGCAGAGTTTATAAATGAAAACAAATTGCTTTTTGCAGAAGGAAATGCTATAAAATATATATGCAGGCATCCGCACAAGGGGAAGCAAGAAGATATAAAGAAAGCAATACACTATTTACAAATGATACTAGAAAGGGATTACAATGTGTAAAACACCAGAAGATTTAGATTTAGACGGTATAACTACAGTTGCAGTTGACTTAGAGACTTATGATCCTAATTTAAAAACAAAAGGTTTAGGTGCTATAAGAGGAGATGGTTTTGTATGTGGAGTTGCAATTGCAACAGGGAAAGATACTGTTTATTTTCCACTTAGTCACTCGGATACGGATTTATCATTAGATAAAAAATTAAAGTTATGGGAAGTTTTAGATGAAAAACTATTTCAAAATGAAAAGATTACAAAAGTATTTCACAATGCAATGTATGACGTGTGTTGGATTAGGGCTGTAACAGGTAAGAAAATGAAAGGTCGTATTGTAGATACGATGATTGCAGCTTCTGTAATTGACGAAAATAGATTTAAGTATTCACTAGATTCTTTGTCTAAAGATTTTTTAAAGGAAAGAAAAGGTGGGTATGATCTACAAGAAAAAACTCTTGCCTGGTCAAATGGAAATATTAAAGATCCAATGAGTAATATGCACAAGTTACCTGCATCTCTTGTAAAAGACTATGCAAAACAAGACGTTGATTTAACTTTAAAATTATGGAAACTGTTTGATCAAAAACTTGACGAAGTATTATACACTAAACCAGAAGACAATGTTAAAAAAACTTCAAGAAGTATATTTGAATTAGAAACAAAATTATTTCCTTGCCTGGTTGACATGAAATTTAAAGGCGTTAAGATTGATGTCGAAAAAGCTAGAGCATTTGGTAAACGTTTAGAAAAAACTAAAAATAGTATTATAAATTATATTGCTAGAAAAACTAACATCCGAATAGAAATGTGGGCAGCATCTTCTATCAAAGCTTTGTTAGATCATCAAAATATTGACGATTATAAAAAAACACCTAAATCCGGAATGCCACAGCTTCCTAAAGATTATCTATCTACTCATAAAAATAAATATTTAAGATTGATAGCTAAAGCTAGAGAATGTGACAAAGCTAAAAATACTTTTGTAGAAGGGCTATTAGGGTTTGTACACAATGGAAGAATACACGCTGATATAAATCAAATTAGAGGAGAGCACGGAGGAACTGTGACCGGTAGGTTTTCTATGAGTAATCCAAACTTACAACAGATTCCTTCTAAGGGTTACATAGGTAAAAAAATGAGAGAACTATTTATTCCTGAAACAGGCAGTGACTGGTACAGTTTTGACTACAGTCAACAAGAGCCTCGTATTGTGGTCCACTATGCTATTAAACTAGGTATGGCTGGAACGGCAGATTTACAAAAAGAATTTGACAAAGAAGATGCTGACTTTCATCAAATAGTTGCAGACATGGCAAAGATACCTAGAAAACAAGCAAAAACAATTAATCTCGGTTTGTTTTATGGCATGGGTAAAATAAAATTACAAAAAGAATTAAATTTAGACCCACAAAAAGCAAGAACTTTATTTAATACCTACCATGCTAAAGTTCCTTTTGTTCGACAGTTGTCTCAAGATCTTTCAGAATTTGCAAGTAATGAGGGATTGCTATTTACATTAGGAGATAGGTTTTGTCGTTTTGATAAATGGGAAAGCAGAGACAAAGAGTGGAACCCTGAAACTAATCGTTTTACTGAAGTAAAACTTTATCCTACAGAAGAAGAAGCTATAGATGGTTATAAATTAGAGCAGATGACAAAATATAAAAAACTAACAGATCCTGAATGTGAATATTTTAAAAAATTTTATACTAGAGCATTTACATACAAAGCATTAAATAGATTGGTGCAAGGATCAGCGGCAGATATGACAAAAAAGGCTATGGTGGATCTTTATAAAAAAGGTATAGTACCTCACATACAAATACACGATGAACTTTGTGTATCAATACCAACCAAGGATAAGGAAACACGGACCATGGTTCAAGAAACAATGGAACAAGCTATTAAGTTAGAAATAAACAACAAAGTAGATTGTGAATACGGACCTAATTGGGGCTCAATAAAATAAAATTATGGCTTACTTAAATGCAAATATTCCTGTACAATACGCCCAAATAAAAAGGGAGTATTTATATGATCTTAAAAAACATAAAGGCGAAGTTGAAGAGTGTCTTATCTTCGGTGTCACATCTCTTACCGGACGAGCTATATTGTTCCATGCCATCATGGAAAACGGTGCAATCTTTTATCGTTTACCCATATCGGCTTTTATTCAACGTGGTTATGACCCCGAGTCTGTTCCGACCCAAAGACTTGATGAACTGGAACTGTGGAATAGTTTTTCTTATTACCCTGCTGTTACTAGTTGGGATATTTTAACAGCCGCATCCGGCAAATACATTGGTAAAGACAAGAAATGGTATCACGGTAAATATTTATTTACAGTTGACTGGGCACACCCAGATGCTAATATACTAAATTCTGATCATTCAGAAATTCCGCACGAACATAAGTGCGCACACATAATTGCGTTAGACAACGGCAACTATGCAGCTCAACCTAACAACAGATGTATATGGGACCTACCTTCTTTCACAGTGAAAGATAGTATTCCTGACTGGAAGGTACAAAATAATAACTGGAACGTAGAAGATACGGGCCAATGGAAAACTGAAGACACCGACAATTTCTTTTATGAAATCGAGGAAAAAAAATGAGGACTTTAAATTATGAACATTGCAGAACTATTCAAAAAGAATTTTGTATTAGTCCCGGTTATAGCATCTGTCTTGTTCGGGACGTTCACTGGCGTTAAGTATATTGTTAATCTAACCGACACCATTAATTCTAATCAGACTCAGATAGTAAATCTTAAAAGAGATCTAACTGTAGCAGAAGAAAAACTTTCAGATCAAAA